AGACGCTCACTCGGATGCGCAAGGAGCTCGGCCTCACGCCGGCGTCGCGCGCGCAGCTGCGCGTCGAGGGGCAGGCGGCCGGGTCGGGCAAGCTCAAGCCGTGGGAGCTGCTGCCCGGCGGGCCGCCGCTCGCCGACGAGCCGCTCCTCGGGTCGCCTCCCGCGGCCGCCGCCGGCGGCGACGGCCCGAAGGGGTAGCGCGCCGTGTGGCCGGCCGCCGTCGTCGGCGAGGGGAGGCGCCACCTCGAGCACGTGTTCGAGTGCTCGCGACGGACCGCCAACCTCTCGTGCGCGGCGTGCAGCGACGCGATGGTGTTCGTCTCGCGGCTGATCCCGCACTACGACCCCTGGGCGGACGCCGGCGACTGCCGCTTCGACTACCGGCCCGCGCGCCGCGCGATCGGGTTCTTCCACGACCACCTGCAGTTCATCGAGGGCGAGCGCGCCCGGACGCCGTTCGACCCCGAGCCGTGGCAGGCCGCGATCGTCGCCAACACTTTCGGCTGGCTCAAGCCCAATGGGTTCCGACGCTACAAGGAGGTCCTGATCTTCGTGCCCGCCAAGAACGGCAAGAGCCCGCTCGCGGCCGGCATCGCGCTCTACCTCCTGCTCTGCGACTTCGAGCCCGGCGCGCAGATCTACTGCGCGGCCGCCGACGGCATCCAGGCCGGGCTCGTCTACCGCCACGCCGCCGGGATGGTCACCGCGAACCCCGACCTCGACGAGGAGACCGGCGGCCCGTGCGAGGTGTTCCGCGGGCTCCACTCAATCCAAGTGACCTCGACGAACAGCGTGTTCCGCGTGCTCTCGAAGGAGGCCGACACCAAGCACGGGCTCAACGCGCACGGGATCATCGTGGACGAGGTCCACGCGCACAAGAGCCGCGACCTGATCGACGTGCTCAAGACCCGCACCTCTTCGCGCCGGCAGCCGCTCATCATCTACATCACGACGAGCGACTACGAGCGCCCGTCCATCTGCAACGAGCTGCACAAGCTCGGGAGCAACGTGCGCAGCGGCGTCGTGAAGATGCCCAACTTCCTCCCGGTGATCTACGAGGCCGCGAAGGACGACGACTGGACGAGCCCCGACGTGTGGGCGAAGGCGAACCCCAACCTCGGCGTCTCGGTCCGCGTCGAGGCGCTCCAGGACGACTGCGACCGCGCGAAGCAGTCGCCCGGCTACCAGTCGATGTTCCTGCGCGTGAACCTCAACATCCGCACGAACGCCGCGGTCTCCTGGCTGCCTGCGAACCGCTGGGACCCGTGCGTCGGCTGGGTGCTCGACGTCGCGACCGGGCTGCGGCGCCCGCTCCACTGGAAGGAGCTGCGCGAGCGGATGAAGGGGCGGGTCTGCTACGGCGGACTCGACCTCGCGAGCAAGACGGACCTCGCGTCGTTCGCGCTGTGGTTCCCCGAGGACCGCGTGCTGCTCGTGTGGTGCTGGATCCCGCGCGACAGCGCGGCCCGGCGCGAGAAGGACGACCGCGTGCCCTACGTCGCGTGGGCCCGCGAGGAAGCGCTCCTGATGACGGGCGAGGGGCCCGAGGAGTTCGCGATCGACTACCGCACGATCAAGCGCGACATCGTCCGGCTGTGCGAGGAGTACGACGTCCGCGAGATCGGCTTCGACCGCTACGGCGCGAACGAGATGGTCACCTCCCTGCGCGACGACCACGGCGTCAAGGTGATGGACTTCGGCCAGGGCACCGTCTCGATGAACGCGCCGTGCAAGGAGCTCGACCGGATGGTCGTCTCCAAGGAGCTCGCCCACGGCGGCCACCCGGTGCTGCGCTGGGCGGCGTCCAACGCCGTGCTCCGGATCGACGACTGCGACAACTGGGTCGCGTCGAAGAAGAAGAGCACCGAGCGCATCGACCCGGTCGTCGCTTCGATCATGGCCATCGGAGTCGCCCTGCTGCAGCCGGGCGGCTCTCCGACGCCGACGGTCATGACGATCACGCGCACGGGCGGCGGCCCGCGCCCGGCGCCCAAGCCCGCGCCGCCGTCGTCGCCGGGCCCGCTCTTCGAGGCCGTCGTGCACTCCGGCCCGCCGCCGGCGCCCTCCGGCGCCCCCGACGCCGCGGCGGCGCCGCCGCCAGGCGACGCGACGACGGCCGTCGAGGAGCCGCCGGCTGGAGGCGACGCCGCGTTCGAGGAGTGGCTCGACGAGAGCTGATCCGCAGACGTTCCAAAATTATTTGGAACGAATGTCGGTCCCTCGGGCAATCATCGGGCGATTCGGGAGCACCGCGCCGGATGGCTGCTGGCACCAAGAAGCCTCGAGTCGCAAAGAAGCGCACCGCCTCCCGCCGCTCCGGCGGCGCGCGGTCGTCCGTCGCATGGAAGGACGCGCCGAACGCGCTGGCGATCTCCGGCCGCAAGACGCTCTCGGGCGAGCGGGTCAACCCAGTGTCCGCGATGCGGCTCTCCGCCTACTTCGGCGGCATCCGCAACATCGCCGAGGACCTCGCCAAGCTGCCTAAGTCGGTCGTCGAGTCACTGGTGCCGCGCGGCCGGCTGCAGCTCGGCGAGCACGCCGTCACGCGCGTCTTCCACGAGGACTTCAACGAGTTCTGCGACGCCTTCACCGGCGTCCAGACGATCACGCAGTGGGCGCTCGGCTACGGCAACGGCCTCGCCGAGATCGAGATCGACGGGCACGGCGAGATCGCCGCCCTGTGGCCGATCCACCCGACGCGCGTGCGCCTGCGGTTCGTCGACGGGAACCCCGTCTACAGCGTCAGCGTCGACGACGTCACCGGCCTGTCGCTGCGTGAGCCAGTTGATTATCTTCCCGACGAGGTCCTGCACCTGCGCGGGGTCGGCGACCAGTGGCAGGGGTGGTCCATCGCGCAGATCGCCGCCGAGTCCATCGGGCTCGGCCTCGCGGCGCGCGGGTTCGCTGCGGCGTTCTTCGGCAACGACACCGCGATCGGGAACGTCGTGACGCTCAAGGGCCGGATCCCGAAGCCCGAGCGCGAGTCCTACCGAAACGAGCTCCAGCAGGCGTACGCGAGCACGGCGCGCTCGCACGGGCTGCTCGTGCTCGACAACGAGGCGACGCTCTCGCGCATGGGGATGCCGCCCCAGGACGCGCAGTTCATCGAGACGCAGGAGTTCACGACCGAGGACATCGCGCGGTTCCTCCGGATGCCGCCGCACAAGCTCGGGCACCTCAAGCGCGCCTCGGGCTGGTCGACGCTCGAGGCGAGCAACACCGACTACGTGGTCGACTGCCTGATGCCGTGGGCGGCGCGGTGGGAGAAGCAGGCGCGGCGCAAGCTCCTCGCGCTCGAGCGGCGACGCGCGCTCGTGTTCTTCTTCCAAGGGCAGATGCGGGGCGACTTCAAGTCGCGCACCGAGGGGCTGCGCGCGATGGTCGCTGGCGGGATCATCACGCCGAACGAGGCGCGCGAGACCGAGGACAAGAACCCGTCGACAGAGCCCGGCGCCGACATGCTATGGATGCAGGGCGCGATGGCGCCCATGAGCCGGCTGATCTCGGGCCCGCCGGCGGCCCCCCGTCCCGCGCTCCCGCGCGGCGACCCGCAACCGGACGAGCCCGCGGACCCGCCGCCGACCGACGCTCCCGAGGCGCCGCCTGAGGACGACGGCGCCAAGGCTGCGCTGCTGCACTCGGCGTCGGAGCGGGTCTCGACGAAGGTCGTCAAGGCTCACGACCGCCACGCCGCCAAGCACGAGAAGGACCTCCCCGCGTTCTCGCGGTGGGCCCGCGGGTTCTTCGAGGGGATCCGCGAGGACCTGATCCACGGATTCGGCCAGGTCCTCGGCGAGCGCGTCGGCCCGTGGGCCGCGGCGCGCAGCGACGCGCTCGGCCGCCAGTCGCTCGACGCATTCGCGAGCGCGAAGCCGCTGTCGGCCGAGTCGATCGAGACGACGCTCTACGAGTCCGCTTCGGAGGTGATGCCGTGACGAACCCGACGATCCCCCCGACCGAGCCGCGCTGCGTCGCCACGCACCTCGGCCCGTGGGCGTGCGAGCCGGTCCGGATGCGCGAGGCGGTCGCGGCCGTGAAGGCCGGGCTGTGGCGCCACCGCGCGGCGGCGCCGCTCGCCGGCGCGCGGGCGTCCTACCCCGTCACGCAGGACGGCGTCGCCGTCATCGCGATCAGCGGCGTGATGATGAAGGCCCCGTCCAAGTTCGACGACACCACGTCGACGGCGATCGCG